GATAATTTTACATAAGGGGTAGCAATACCCCTTACAACAATTTAATAAGGATAAAATATGGCAATTATGAATTATGGTCTTAGACCAAAATCAACATCTAAAGTAGCTATGAGTGGATCATCTGCTCAAAGTGCTGCTATAGGTGCAAACATACAATACGTAAGATTAGTAGCTGATGCTAACTGTCATTACGAAATTGGTGTTAACCCTACAGCAACAACAAGTACAGTTTATTTACCAGTTGGAGAAATTGAAACTATTAAAATTTCTGAAGGTGAGAAAGTAGCTGGGATTTGTGCTTCTGGAAATTTATACGTTACATCATTAACTGAGTAATGACTAAGTTAAGAGACGTTACTTACGATGGAGTTCAACAAACTTCATACATTCAAGAATCGGATGGTAAGTTAACTATTAAAAATACTCAAGATGTAGAACCTATTCTTCAAAAGAATAAAAGGTTAATTACATTAAATGATGGTTATTCTAAATCGAGAGATTTAAAAAGAATAGCAAGTATTCCAAATATATGTTTAGGCATATGGGCCAAAGAATATAATGGAACTAATAATTGGTTTGCAATACCACACATTGAACGTAAAAAAATATTACGTAAAAAGTTAAACTCAAATGAGTATAGATACTTTAGAAGCTCAGAAGGAAAATTATAATGGCGATTAGTACGTATACAGAATTAAAAGCTTCTATAGCTAATTGGTTAAACAGATCTGATTTAACTTCAGAAATATCTGATGACTTTATAAAATTAGTTGAAGCTGATCTTAATGCAAAATTAAGAATCAGACAAATGGAACAAATTGATACTGTTACTATTAATGCTGAAACTGTAACTGTTCCGACTGGATTTATTTCTGTAAGATCATTTTATATTTTATCTAATGGTACAAAATATCATTTAAACTACATATCTCCTGCAAACTTAATTTCTATTAAAGGTGGTTCTACAAGTGGATTACCAAGAACATATACAATTGAATCAGATAATGGAGTAGAGCAATTTAGATTTGCTCCTGCCCCAGACTCTACTTACACAGGTTACTTACAATATTACAAAGCTTTCACACCCCTATCTTCTGCTAATGCTAGTAATTATATTTTAGCATCACACCCTGCTGTATACTTATATGGTACTCTATTTCATGCTGCTAATTTTATTGGTGGTATAGATCAAGGACAAAGCCAAAGTTGGTTAGGTATGTATCAAACTGCATTAGAAAGATTAGAAGATAATGATCAAAATGATTCGTTTGGTGGATCTCCTGTTATACAAAGAACAGATGTAGGTACAGACTTATCGTTTTATAGAAGAAAATAATTATGCAATTACCTTTTGGTGAATGGTTACCTGATCAACCAAAGCATTTAAACAAAGGAGCTAATGTAGCTCATAATGTTTATTATGCTTTGCAAAGTTATAAACCTTTTAAAAGTTTAGTTAGTTATAGTCCAAATACTATTACACAAGATTCTAAAGGAGCCGCATCATTTAGAGATGGTTCTAATAATGTATATAATTTTGCAACTACTAAAGATACTATTTATGAATTAACTAGTGGTTCTTTTACTGAAGTTGGAGCAAGAGGTTTATTATTAAACAATTCATTCTCAACTTGTACAATTACAGTTTCTGATTATGCAAATATTACAGCTGGAAAAACAATTACATTATCTAAAAATAATGGAACAGCAGTAGTATTTACTTCTACACTTGGTTCTCCAGGTGCATTACAATTTCAAGTTCAAACAAATAATAATACAACAGCTACAAATTTAAAAAATACTATTGATGCTCATGCAGATTTTTCTGCAACAGTAGTTGGTGCAGTTGTAACAGTTACAAGAGCTGCTGTAGGTAGAGATAATTTAACAACTGTATCTACTGATACTGTAAGATTAACTACTACTAATTTTACTGGTGGTACTCCTTTAACAGGAAGTAATACAGATTTTTTTACATTTACACAATTTGGTAATTATATTATAGCAAGTAATGGTGTTGATGCACCCCAGTATTATTTAATGGGTACATCTACTGCTTTTAATAATTTATCTAGTATTGCAACATCAGGTACTGTACCTACATTTAGAGTATCAGGTATTATAAGAAATTTTTTAGTTACTGGTAATCAACCAAATTTTTCTAATAGAATACAATGGACAGGTAACGATGATATTGCTACTTGGGAACTTGGAAAAAAACAAGCAGACTTTCAAGATCTTGTAGGTAGTGGTGGTAAAATAGTAGCTATAACTTCAGGTGAAATAGGATATGTATTTAGACAAAATCAAATTGTTCGTATGGACTATATTGGCGGACAAACAGTATTCAGATTTTCCGTTATATCTGCTAATCGTGGTGCTGTATATGGACAGACTGTAACACAAACAGACAGACGAGTTTTCTTTTATGCAGATGATGGTTTTTTTGAAGTTAATGGAGATGCATTAAAAGCAATTGGTGCAGAAAAAGTAAATAGATTTTTTGACTTAGATTTAAACAAAGGTTACACAGATCGTATTGTTGCAGCAATAGATCCATTTAATAATTTAGCTTTATGGTTATATCCTTCTGTTTCAAATGCAGCTAACACTTCAGGTATTTGTGATAAATTATTAATTTATAATTACGTTACTGAAAAATGGACATCAGCTGATGCAAGTGCTTCTACTATATTTACACAATTTGTAGGTGCATATACTGTAGAATTAATGGATATTATATCTCAAAATTTAGATAATATTAATGCAGCTTTAGATACAGATTTTTGGAGTGGTGGACAATTATTTTTAGGAGCTATAGATAATAATTTTAAAGCAGCAATTTTTGCAGGTAATCAATTAGAAGCTGAAATGGAAACATCTGAAATAGAACCTATTCCAGGACAAAGAGCTAAAATTACAGGTGTTAGACCTGTAGTTGATTGTGCTTCGACAGTAGCTCTTAAAACTAGAGATGCTTTAGTAGATACTGAAACTACATCAAGTTATGTTGCGGCAAATACAACTGGCATAGCACCATTAAGACAATCTGGTAGATATGTTAGAGCTAATGTTAAAGTAGCTTCTGGTACTGTATGGAATGATGCACAAGGTATTGATGTAACAGCAACACCAGCAGGATTAAGATAATGAGTGATGTAACAGAACAAGACTTAGATAACGTAAGATATTCATTTGATACACAAGAATTTTTTCAAAGACAAGTTGAGGTTGCAGTTAACGAATACATAAATAAATTTAACACAGAAAACGATAAAGTTTTCACATGGTTTATAGGAGATTAATATGGCAGGAATAAAAGATTACAGCACAACAGCAATTAGCAATTCATCAGTAGGTGGCATTAGTATTGCAGAAGGAATGTTACCTTCTAATATTAATAATGCTTTTAGAGCTTTTGCTGCTGATACTAGAGAATGGTATAATGATTCTCAATGGGTTATTTATGGTGATGGTGATGGAGCTTTTACTATTACTTATGCTTCAGCAACTTCATTCACAGTATCTGGTGTAGATGTTACAAGTTTTTATCATGTAGGTCGTAGAATAAAAGCAATTGCTACAACTCCAGGAACTATATTTGGAACTATAAGTGCAACTACATTTTCAACAAATACAACTGTAACAGTAACATGGGATAGTGGTTCATTAGCTAATGAAGCTGTAACTATTTATGTTGGTGCTTTATCTAAAACAAATGATTCAATACCAGAACTAGTAATTACTAATGCTAAAGTTGCAACTAGTGCTGCAATAGCTGCTACAAAAATTCATGATGGTTCTGTTTCAAATACTGAATTTGGTTATTTAGATGGAGTTACATCTGCAATACAAACGCAATTAAATACTAAACAAGCTACAATTACAGGTGGTGCTACTACAATTGTAACGTCTGACTTAACTGCTAGTAAAGCTTTAGCTTCTAATTCTTCTGGTAAAGTTGCTGTATCGAATGTTACTGATACTGAACTAGGTTATGTATCTGGGGTAACAAGTGCAATTCAAACACAACTTAGTGGCAAACTTACTGCTGCAAATAATTTATCTGATGTATCTTCTACATCTACTGCTAGAACAAATTTAGGTTTAGCTATTGGTACAAACGTACAAGCATACGATGCTGATCTAGCTGCAATCGCTGGATTAACTTCTGCCGCTGATAAAGGTATTCAATTTACAGGATCAGGAACAGCTGCAGTATTTGATTTAACAACTGCTGGTAAAGCATTGTTAGATGATGTTGATGCAACAACTCAAAGAACTACATTAGGTCTTGGAACTATTGCAACACAAAATGCAAGTAGTGTTAACATTTCTGGTGGAGCTATTACTGGATTAGCTTCTCCATCAAGTAATTCTGATGCAGCAACTAAACAATATGTTGATGATTTATTATCTGGTATTAGAAAAAGAACTACAGTTAAAGCAGCAAGTACTGCAAATGTAGCTATTGCTACAGCTTTAGAAAATGGAGATACATTAGATGGTGTTACTCTTTCTACTGGAGATAATGTACTTTTAAAAAATCAAACAACAGCTTCTCAAAATGGTATTTATACTGTTGTTGCTTCTGGTTCTGCTTCAAGAGCAACAGAATTTGATATTTTTGATGAACTTGCTGGACAATTAATTGCAGTTCAAGAAGGATCTACTAATTCAGATACATTATTTTTATGTACTGCAAACTTTGGTGGAACTCTTGGTACTACAAATATTACTTATCAATCATTAAGTGTTACTGCTTTAGATTTAATACAAGATGCTAGTCCACAATTAGGTGGTGATTTAGATATAAATGGATTTGATATTGTATCGACTTCAAATACTAATATTGAAATAACTCCTAACGGAACAGGTAAAGTTATATTAGATGGTTTATCATACCCAACCGCTGATGGAACAAATGGTCAAGCATTAGTTACTAATGGTTCAGGAACATTAAGTTTTACAACTATACAAGCAAGTGAACTATCAACTGTTGGTAGTGTATTTTCTAACTATAATGAAATTACTACTAATACTACAATAACTACAGCATCAACAAAAAATATGTTTTTAATGGGCATTATTACAGTAACTAGTCCTGCAATATTAACAATTGCTGGTACAGGAACATTTACTATACTTTAATAATAATAACAAAAATAAAGGTAAATTAATAAACAATATAAAGTTTTACATTAATTGACTTTTTAAACAAATAATAGGATATAATACATTATGGCTAGTCGTATAAAAGTAGATGAAATCGCAGGTGCAACAGGGAATACAATTACTATTCCGTCTGGCCAAACCTTAGATATTTCTTCAACAACATTAACATTACCTTCAACACTTGTTACAACAACAGGTTCTCAAACATTAACTAATAAAATTTTAACAGCTCCAACTTTTAGCACACCAGCTTTAGGAACTCCTGCATCTGGAGTATTAACTAATACTACTGGTTTACCTTTAACTTCAGGAGTAACAGGAACTTTACCTACAGCAAATGGTGGAACAGGATTAACAACAATCGGAACTTCGCTACAAGTCTTAAGAGTTAATAGTGGTGCTACAGCATTAGAGTATGGAACATTAGCGGCAGGTGGAATTACAGAAGCAGATACATGGAGAATAACAGCTACTTATAGTGGTAATACTTTAACTGCTAATTGGGAAAGAGTAGATACTTATGGTTATACTGTTTTAGGAACTGGAATGACAGAATCATCAGGTATCTTTTCATTTCCTTCAACTGGATATTATCGAATAGCATTTAAATCTTATGGTTTTACATCTGGTAGTGCGTTTCATATTTCATATATAAATTTAACTACAAATAACAGTACTTATAATCCAGTATCTTATGCTTGTGATTCAAATACAGGCAGTAATGGTTATGTAGGAACTGCTAATTTTTATATTGCAAAAATTACAGATATTGCCAATCAAAAAATTAATTTTAGTTATGCAAATAGTGCGTCAGCAACTTTTGAATCTTCAACAACTGAAAGTGCGACAACAGCTGAATTTATTAAACTAGCAGGATTATAAAAATGAAAATAGATTATTTACAAAAAGCATTACATACTTTTAATACAAATACTCCAAATTGGTATGGTTGGAGAAAGCATGATGACAATGGAAATAGAATTCCTGACGAACAAAGAATGTGTTGGGAACATGTTATTGTTATTAAAGAAGGTGCAGTTAAACCAACTAAGCAA